CCGCCCAGGGGGACGCGGCGGAATTGATCCGGGGAGCAATCGACGGCTTAATGGAGAAAGGGAACAATGAAAAATCGAGTATTGCGGAAATTCTTGGCTAGGGAGCTTGGGGTCATAAACGGTTACAAGGTGGAAAAAGAGATAGCGCACCTGGGCATTAATCTCCGGAAGGTGAACGGAAAAGAACTGGTGGGGATGGAATACAGGGGGATTTTCTTCGTCAAAAAATCCGAGTTTGGCCCCGTGGGGTCCGCCCATAACACGGAATGGCGGATAATCACCCCCCGGGACCTCCCCCCGGAAGAAACCCCCTTGGAGAAGGAGGCCCGGGCGGTCCGTCTGGTCCTCAAAGCGGACCCGGAAGTCCGGGACTTGTACGGCTACTGTGACCCGATTGTGGACGTCCAGGGGACTCTGGCCGCTATGAGGATCCGGCCAAATGAAGAGGAAGAACTGCAGGCCGCCGTTGAGATATTCCAGTATCGACTCCGGATTTTAAAGGCTCGCGTGGGCCTCGACTGATAAGAGGGGGCCTTCACCCAGCCCCCTTGATTTGTTTTTCCCGCTCCTGATCGTTAAAGGACAATAGATCCGCACAAAGCGCCCGCCACTTACCTTTTGGCCCGTCCCGCCAGGCAATGAGCCCCCCGGACTCCACTAAGGCAGAGATTTCCCGCGGATCCTTTTTAATAATCTTCCCTATCGCTTCCGCCCCGTAAATTAAGTGATTTTCCGGGGATATTAGGACCGTATAAATAACCGTTTTACCATCCACCTACAAACCCGCCCCCTTTCGTTCTTCGTTTTCTTCCCTTCCTGCCCCTCTTCGGTTCGTCTTCTGCAGGCTCCGGGACCACCTGGGCCCCTTCCTCCACTTGTTCGGCCAGTCGGGCCGCCTGCCTTAAATACCTAGCCCGCAAGGCGGGCAAGTTTGGATTGATCCGGGCCAGGGCGCCATGAGCGTACACCCTGCAGTCGAGGGGCTCGTTAGGCCCCAGCTTGACCCATTCAAAGCCCAGGAGGCGCCCAGCTCTCCGCTTCTCCCGCTTCTCCTCGTTAGTTAGCTTAGTGTAATACTCCTCCGGGTAGTGTTCGGGGAAATGGCAATACCCCGGGCCGTGCTGGGTAATCTTCTGCAGACGGTGAAAGACCATCGTTTTTCCCTCATCCACGTTTACCGTGTGAAGAATGGCCCGGTGCTTCTTCTCCCCTTGCCATGTTCCCTTGTTACAAATTGTTCCTGTCAAGACTCCCTTGGTGGCGTAAATGTTCCGCCCCCTCCTCCGGCGGGTAAACTTATAAACCTCTGTAGCTAGGTATCCGGAGTCAACAAACCCCCCGGCCACTTTCAGGGCCACCCCGTCCCGGCGGGTAAAAAGGCGCTTTGTCTGGTCGTCAAGGTGGGCCCAGACGTCCGGCTGCTCCGGATCCCCCGGGATCGTCACATAATCAAGGGACCAAGTCTCCCCCTCCAGGCCGTGGCCCACGAATTCAAGCTCTATGCGGGGGTTTTTACCCCCTTGGACGTCCGCCCCGAAGGTCACCACCAGGACGCCCTCCGGTATTCCGGTCTCGCAGGAGTATGCCTCCGCCCGCTCCTGGAACCCTGCAGAGTCCACAGACTCCCCTTTCTCCTCGAAAGGCTCCCCCAGGCGGGTGTTTATAACCGTTTTCAACTTCCGATTGTTACCCAGCTCTGACTCCCGGACCGCCTCCACCCATTTCCTGGCCGTATCCGCCCAGGGGGTGAAATAGGAGTAGGCCGCCCAGACGTGGGCCGCTATCCGCTTTGGCCGCTCCTGCAAGGCCCCATCCGGCCCGTGAAACGTATCCGTATCCTCTTGGTAATAGTCGCCCTCTATAGTTTGCCACCTGCCCCCCGCGTCCATTTCGGGGAACCGGGAATAGTCCATGGCCACCCCGCAGGCAGGGCAGATAAAGACCGCGGTCTCGGGGCGGCCTTCGTCCCACCGGAGATTCACGAACTCTAACCGGTGGAAAGCGCCACAATCAAGGCAAGGCACATACCGATAGAACGTACGGCCCACCGCTTCCACCGCCGCCGCTATCACCGAGACGCCCTTTATCTTCGGAGTGGACCCGCGGACCGACTTTGGAAAGGAACTGGTCTGGATCCGGACGTCTCCCAGTTCAAAAGGGGATCCTTCCCCGTCTACGTCCGTGTCAAACCCGTCCGCTTCGTCATAAAAGACCGCGTCCTTAGTCATGCGGCGGTAGTTCCGCCCGGACTTCCCGCCCTTAATATCCAGGGTGGCCCCATGAAAGGACTTTTTCGTTATCGTGTTGTATTTGCTCTTGGCGCCTACCTCACATTTTAGACGCGCCCCGACCACCGGAACATCCCGGAGCATTGTGTCAACTTCATCCGCCACAAAATCCTGGGCGTCCCCGTCCGTAGGCTGCCACAAGGCTATATTCCGCCGCTTTTGTTCTATAAGGTAGCCAAGGGCGATCAACAGGCATTTAGTGTACCCCACCCGGGCGGACTTCTGCAGGTTCACCTCCTCAATGTCGTCGTCGGTAAACCAATTTATGAGGGCTTTTTGATAAGGCAACGTCACCCATCTGCCTTCTATTCCGGAAGACTCCGGGGAAAGATAAAAGTATTTGTCCGCCCACTCCCACCCCATGAGGGGCTCCGGGACCTCGAACACCCGGAGCCCCTCTTTTATGGTTTCAATGATCCCCGCCAGCATGGTTTAAATGAGGGCCTCGTCTATCTGCATGGCGGCCAGGGCATTCCGGCACCGGGCCACGGACTGTTTCATTAGATGTATATCGTGGCCAGTCAGGCGGGGGTTCCTCCGCTTGGCCTCCAGGGGGAGCGCCTCCAGTATAGGGACCATCTGGGCCGCCGTGGCGCTCAAGGCCGCAGTAATGACGGCCAAGGGGGCCACTGTCTTCTCCGCCAGATCGTTCTCCCTCTGGGCCTGGCGCCACTTCTCCCGCTCAAGCATGGTCCGGTAATCGTTCCCGTCTTCCCCCTGCTCCGTATCCTGGCGCCTGGCGGTCCCCCGGCTAACCCCCCGGAGGTAACGTATATACGCCAGCCTGCAGACGTCCAGATCATACCCCCCGCGGCCTTTGGTAGCGGGAAGAATACCGTTGAGAATCAACTGGCGGATCCGGCTGTCTGATATGTCAAGATGCTCCGCCAGCTCTTTCTGGGTCGCCATTGGCTACTTCTCCCCCGGCTTTTTAAAGGTCAGCTCCTCCGGGGCCAAGACGCGCCACCGGGCGGCCTGCAGGCGCCGTTCCCGCTCCTCCTGGATCCGCTTTAGGGTCGTAAGGGCAAGGTCTTTGGAGGCGTAATACTCGGGGAGGATCCACCCGCTTTGCTGAAATAAGCGGACGTCCCGCCACTCCCTCCAGAAGAGGAAACGGAAAAGGCCCTCCACTTTAAACCGGACCCCGTCCGTCTTAATCCGGAAATCGTCGGGTATGTCTGAAAGCAAAAACAGGGCGGACCACCAGCGGAGGCGGCCAAGGCGGACCAAGGCAGCCAGGGTTTTCTCACTCATTGGCGGCGCCCCCTGTCAAGGTCCCGGATTGTTACCAGGCCGGAGGCCTTGTCTACGGCCACCACCTCAAAGCGGGCTCCGGGCCTGGCCAAATGATAGCGGAAAAACTTTCCCGATATTGTTAGCCCGTGGATCCTCCAGGAGTCTGTCATAATATTGTATCCCGTCCGCTCCGCCATAAGGTGATAAAAGGTTTTAAGAGGGAAAAGAGCGAACCGTACCCCCACCCCCCACCAGGGCAAAACGCAATTCTCCCGGTGGCCGCAAACCCCATAGACAAACCACTGGAAAAATCTCTCTTTCATTTCGTTTACCATAATCTATAAGCCCTTACAGTTACCAGGTTTTACAATTTCGTTAAATAGTGACAGGACGGGGCGCGAAATACCCGCAGAACTAGGCCCCCAGGAGGACCCGTAAAAAGTTTACGCTTATCTATCCCCGGGCTATAGGCCCTTGAACCTTTCCGCCTTAAGCCTAGCCACCTGCTTCCGGGCGGTTGTGTCGCCCAACTCACAGTGCCATACGGAACTATCCTGCTCGCTGTCAGATAGGAGCCATAGGCGGCTAGCATCTACCTCTATCTCGAACTGAAACCAGAGGTCCCAGCATCTAACTTTCTTTCCCTCCTGGCTATCCTCCAAGACAACCAGGGACGTGGTATCATTCCCAGGTTGGGCATATACAAACCCGACCGCATCGCCTTTCTTGAATACTCTACCGCCTTCCCTTTCTTCTTTCTTCATGGCTCCCCCTTAAGACTTTTTGTACTGCTCGAATATTTGATTGAATATTGGAATAAACCGCTTTGCTCGTATATCCCGCGCTATCCGGTAAAAGTCCAGGAGCGGCGCCGTGGGTTTGTTCTGCCGTCCTTTGATCAATACGGGCTTTAAGCCCCTAGCCCGGATAACAGAGGAAAAGCGGCCCCGTGTCCTCCCTTTCTGGTAGGCTTTAGACTTATCAGCAAAAGTCCGCTTAGTCTTTGCCCCGAATCCCGCTTTACTCTGCACCCTCTCGTATACGCCCGGGTATAACTTCCCATGCTTCCGAGGTATGACTACATAGTCCCGGGCCTTGATATTCTTCTTCCTTGAACGTGCGGTAATGTTCTGCATATCGCCCACAGCTTTATCCGCTTTACCCAAAACAGAAAGCAACTGTCTGATCTGCCCCAAAGAAAGGTTGCCCGCTTTGGTCAACCGTGCCCCCTTCCCAGGGACAAGACGGCCCATCCCCAGGGCTAGCTCGTAGCCCTTCAACCGCCGCTGCCCCCCGGCCACCTGGGGGACCAGGTAGTGGGCGCCCATGCGGTCTGGACTCTTGAACCAAACAACAGCGGATAAGCGGTCCTTAGTCGCTGGGGTCAACTGCAGACTGTTTACCGTATAAGGCACCGGACTATCAAACACCCGTTTAATCTCCGCCTGCTCTGCCTGTTTGATCTCCTTGGCGGTAAGCGTAAGGGCCACGGCGCAGGCCCGGCGGGCTTTGTCTGGGGCCTGCTTCAAAGCCTTCTTTACAGGATCCACTCCTTTAATCGAAAGAGTAATCATGGCTGTTTTTTCCAGCTAATAGCGCCCTTGTCGAACAATGAGCGGCCCATGAAATAATAACCAGTGACCCAGACGGCCAAATCTTTGAGGGCCTCCAGTTTCTCCGCCGGATAGTCGGGGACCAGGTAGGCAACAACCAGGGCCCCCACCACAAGGAGAAGGACCACCGGGCGGACGTTCTTGGATAACCAAGAGTCACCCGCCAGCCACTCTGGAGTTTTTACTGCCTCCCCGAATTGCCCCCCTACGGACTCAAGAGACGGCCCCTCTGGCTTCAAAACCTCCGGGGCCACCTTCTCCACCAGGGAAGCAGCGGCGCTTTTGAACGCCCGAAGGGCCCCCTGATCCCCTTTTATAACCTCAATGGCGGTCACTGGGTCCGAAACCTTGGCCACCTGCTGGGCGATACCTGAAAGCCCCGCACTAAGGGCTATGTATTGAGGGTAAGAAATCTTATTGAGGGATGGCGCCAGCTTGACCACCTCCCCCATAAAAGCAATATTTTTATCTGTGTCCATCAGTCCCTCCTGTTAAAAGCCCCCTCCCCTCTTGTACATCTTGGAAGGGAAGGGGGCCAAGAAAAATGAATTATCTAGGCTTTTGTTTCGACGTTAGCGCCATTTTGGGCGGGAGGCATTGAGGGAAACAAGGTTTCCCGCACCGTGTTTGAAAAACAGGAGGCTTTTTCCTTAGAGGGAACCGTCTCCCCAGGGGCCAGTTGAGGCGCTACAATGCCCCCGCCCTGGCTCAAGTCTACCCCGCCAAAAGGACCGGTTTTGATCAACACCGGGCCGCCTGCCCCAACCACCTCCCCCAGGTCAGGGCGTCCCTGCAGACGCTCAACAAAAAGGGCCTCAAGCAGGATCATGTAGTTGATAAAGTCCCCCACCTTTTCATCAATGACGGCCCGGGAAGGGGCGTCCCCCTTCTCTGTAGCCCGGACAAAATCCAGAATACAAACAAAGTGCTTTAGCACCATACCCCACAAGGCTTGCTCCGGAGTCTCCCCGGCCCGGTCACTATGTCGGGCCGCTGCCTTGAAATTATGGAGGCGGTCCACCGGGGAGCTATATTCCCCCGCTTTAATTCCTAATACCTGGCGCGTCTTGTCTAACCGTCTTGTGAGGATTACCTCAAAAGTTTTTGCATCCATTACCCTATCAGCTCCCGGATTTTCTCCATTTTATGTTCCTGGTCGTGGCACCCTTTACAAAGTACCGTGTATTTCGTTTCATCCTGCAGGATCCGCTCCGCTATCAAGTCAATGATCCCCTCCCAGTCTATCCCGTCCGTATGATGAACGTTTAAAACCACCTCCCGGCCCTTGGCCCTTGTTTCCTTTACTCCACAGTGGGCGCACCGCTTACCGCTTAATTTTAGCGCGTCCGCCCTTTCCCTACTTCTAAGCCACAGGTTTCTTAAGGCCGCCCTTATTCTACTCCGGGGCGTATGCTTTGACTTTTTCCCCATGGCTTATGCCCTAAGCCCAGCGGGACTAAACCCCAAAAGGGGAGGGGAAAGTGGGGGAACTATTCCCCACCCCCCTTTAGGGGGGAAATAGTTCCCCCAAATTGTTCCACCAGATAAGGTGGAAAAACAGGTACTTACAAAGTGGGGGAACTGTTCCAAAAATCGGCTTGTTTGGCGTAAACGTAAACTAAAAACAAATAGTTTTGAAATTATTAGATAAATCTGGGGGAACTGATTTTTGAGGGCTAGTTCCCCCAGATTGTTAGATATAGGTAAACTCTTTGTAATCATTACCGATAACTGGAGGAACTGCTTGGGGGAACTGCCGAAATTTCCCCCAGTTCCTCCAGTTCCCCCACTTTTAAAAGCCACTGTTGAGCCCTCCCTTGTAGCTTATAAACTTCGCCCGTTTACCCCTTATCTCACCCCAGGTTATCCCGTAAACGTCCCCCGAGTCGGTAACAAAGTCGTATTTAAAAACAGACTCGATCTTCTTTGACGCCCCCCGAGGGGTAAGCCCGGCCTCTTCCGCTATCTCTTTCGCTAGGGCGCTAATGCTTTCCGTCCGCCCTTGGGAGAAGTCCACCTTGGCCAGGATAACGGCGCGGACTTCCCCGAACGGATCCGCCACCCGTTCCAAGTCCACCGGGGCCAGGACGCCCACTCCGTCCCCGTTGGGTAAGTCCACAGATAGCTTTTCAAACCACCGGGTTCGGTCGCTGGGCCCGGCAAGGTTAGCCTTGGAGGAGTCGAGCCGAACATACCAAGCGGGACTCATAGGGAGATTAAACTTTTCGGCATCCTTGTCACACATTCCGTTCAAGTTTCGGCCTATCCTAGCGGCGGACATAAGGGCGGACGCCCCGCGGCCCATATCCATATCCGTGATGGCGCCGTCTTTACCTTTCTTCCTCGTATGGTGGACAACATGGACGGCGCACCCGGTTTCATCCGCTATCATTGAAAGGGTTTTTGCTACCATATTGATCGCGGCGTTGTCGTTCTCATTGACGTCGTGCAAATCGACAAAGGGGTCAATGATCCAGAGCTTGATGTTGTTTTTAACAATAAACTCCTTTACCGCCTCAATGGCGGAGGCGTCCCGGGTAACCGTGCGGCCCTGCTCGCGGACCAGGAGAAGGGGGGATGTTCTACCGGAGGTATAAAAGAACTTTCCCCGGATCTCCTCCGGGGTCACGTTATGAATGAGGCAAGCGGCGGAAATACGGCGGGCTATTTCGTCAAGCGGGTCCTCCCCGTTGTGAAGCCAAACCCGGCCCGCTTTGTGGACGTGGTCCCCTGAAATCTTCCGGCCTGTAATAACGGCCAGGGCCTCTATAATAGAAAGATTGGATTTTCCGGTCCCCCCAGGGGCGACGGTAACCGTGAGAAAGCGAGAAATGAACCAGGTTCCCAGGATCCACTCTCTTTTAGGGATTGCGGAGGGTTCCAGGTCCCCGGCATCGAAAGCCACTATGCCCCGGGCGGGGATAGCGGAAAAGGCGGCCTCCGGGAGATTCTCCCCGAGGCGGTTTGTTGCTGATTTGTACGCTTGGCGGACTTTCCACTCCACGGCCCGCTGGTCAAAATCTTCGGATAGCTCCACGTCCTCCCTCGTGGCCCAGTAATCCAACATTATCCGGGTGGCCACCGGTTCAGACAGGCCGAAGTCCCTTACCCTGCAGGCCACTTTGTAAGTGGTCACGTCCCGCTGGCCATGGGGGGCGCCTGGGGCCTCTTGGCGGGCGTAGGCTATGGCGTCAAAAACATGCTCTGAACGGTCCACCCGGACGCCGTCGACAGGGCGCTCCGCATCTTCCGGTCTATCCCTGGCCCTCCCTTTTCCGGCCATTTCCACCACCCAGGGCGGCGCCGGGGCAATAGGGGCGTTTACAGTTGGGACATAGGCCACCCCATCCGGGATGATGGCATACCCTCCCACGCTACGGGTATCGACCCCCGCGCCTATGGCCCGGCTTGTTGTCTTCCCAGATCCTCTGAAATATAAATGTGTGCCCCCGGACTGGGTCCGGACTGTATATGTAGGGGGGAGGGCTCCATGGTCTGCCTGCAACAGTGCAAGGGTGGCGGCGCCGTCCTCGTCGCCCTTTTTGTCAAGGTCCACGATGAACAGCCCTGATTTTTCACATTCTATCCCCCACCGGCATCCGGGGAAGCTGGCGGCCCATAGGTCCAACTGGTTCGGGTCCGTTGTAGCGGATCCCCTCCACCCCTCTATCAATGGGCGCTTGTCTTGCGTTGGGTCTGCTGAGTGGCGGCATGGGAATACCGCATACCCGGCACCGGCAAACGCCCGGGCAAAGTCAAAGGGAGTCAATGTCCCACCTCATTCCGTTTTTATTGGTCGTTCCGGGCCTACTTAGAGCCCCAGCCATTCCGCCGCAGATATAACCCGATCTCGCCCCCTTACCTCCAGGGAGCAATCCTCCAATAGTTTAGCCCGTGCTTTGGAAATGCCCTTTCTTCCGGCTAAAATATCAGACAACTGTGTTATACTTATCTCTGCCGCTCTGGCCAGGGCGCTTTTCTCTCCCGTCCGCCATGTAATGTTTTTCAAGTCCATAACCTGCAGCATATACACCTGAAAAGTGAACTTTTCAAGCGCCAATACGGGCGCGGGTCTATTCTACCTAAAAGTGAACTAATACACTTTTTAATCTTGCTTTCCACTGGTGCCGCGCTATATTTGCCCCACCCACGGGGAGGGCCCGGGGGTTTTAAAATGGTATCACGGGAGGGATGAAGAATGGAAATAATGATCGACCCACTACTGTCCGAAGTTATAGAAGAAATAGAGAATAAAAAAACCCAGGCTTCCCCGGCCAAGAAATGCCAGCGGGTAAGGCCTATTGAGTGGGTCATAGCCTGGTTCTATAGAGAGGGTTTTGACTACAACATGGAAAAAGGCGTTTATGAGAAATATTCCCCTTATATTGAAAAAGGGCTTTATGTAAAAGAGGAGTGGTCCATCCTCGATATTTGCCGTCTCTGCGGCTACCCTGTAGAAAGCGCCCACCGCCCTGTCCCGGCGGCATGGATAGAGGAGGATTAACCCATGAAAATAGCAGACCTCAAGGGCCAAAGCGCCCACTTTATCGGAAAGACCAGGGACGGGCGATTCGTGATAGAGGATGAGAGAGGAAAAATCCTCATAGCCCGCCGCCTTGTGTCTGCAAAGCAGGCAATGGTCGCGCCCCTTTATACCGTTTATTCTTGGCTGCTTTCCGAGGGCTACCAGGTAGACCTGCAGGGAGCCCTAATGTATAAAGTGATACCCGCCACCCCAGACAATCCCACCGGGGAAGATGTCTGGAGCTTTCGAGAACTGGCCCTAGTATGCGGAGCCCCCCTGTCTCTCTGCCGCCGTCCTATCCCCTCCGCCTGGGTAATTAACCCAGAGGGGAACCAGGGATGAACAGCGCCCCGGAGATAATCACCCCGGAGGGCCTGTCCCTTCTCTCCTACCAGGCGGAAGGAGTCCGGCACCTACTCTCTCATCCGGTGGCCCTGCTTGCAGATGAGCAAGGCCTAGGTAAAACGGTCCAGGTAGCCACCGCTTTAAACCATGCGGCTCCGGGGGCTAAAATCTTTATCGGCTGTCCCGCCCACCTGGTTTTAAACTGGGTCCATGAGCTAAAGAAGTGGACGGCCCCCAGGGGCTTTTCCGTAGGCATGGCTACCCCGGACCGGGTCCCCGAAACGGATATAACTGTGGCCCATTATGATATTTTACCCCGCATCTCCGGGACGCTTTGCACCCGGAGGTGGGATATTGCCGTTTTAGATGAGGCTCACCGGATCAAAAACCCGGAGGCAAAAACCACCGCAGCGGCCCATTGTATCATGGCCCCATGGCGCTGGGCGCTTACCGGCACCCCTATACCGAATAAGCCCCGGGAGGCCTGGTCCTTGATAAACTGGCTCCTGTCCGGCCACTACATGCCCTATAAGGACTACACCCGCCACTATTGCGCGGGCCACTTGCGGGAGCAAGTATGTAAATTCAGAAACAAGAAAACAGGAAAGATGGACTCCCGGAAAAGAAAAATCTGGGAAGACGGCGGCGCCTCTAACCTTGACCACCTCCACGGGGTCCTGGTAAGCGCCACGGGGATGATCCGGAGAAAAAAAGCTGACGTCCTGCAGGACCTCCCGGCCAAGGTCCGCCAAGTCCTTGAGATTCTCCCGCCCCGGGGCGTCCTTAAAGGGGAGTCCTCCGCGGTCCAGGCGGTTGGGGGCTATGAGGAGGCCCTGGCCAGGATACAAGGGGGCGCCCCAGTCGGTTTTGAGGACTGGGCCCGCGTCCGGGCGGAACTTGCCCTGGCTAAAATACCGCATGCCCTGGAAGTCCTGGAAGATCTCCTTCGAGGTCAGGAAAAAGTGGTCGTCTTCTGCCACCACCGGGAGGTGGCTTTGACACTATACGCCCGCCTGAAAGAATACAACCCCGCCCTAGCCATAGGAGGGGAGGGGGTAAATGGTGCGGTATATCAGTTCCAGACGGATCCGTCTTGCCGGGTAATTGTTGGGAACGACGTTATCCGTGAAGGGGTCACCTTGACCGCGGCCCAGGTTGGGCTTTTTGTCGAACTTGACCCCGTCCCCGGCAACATGGACCAAATGGAGGACCGCCTCCACCGGATAGGCCAAACGGGGTCCGTATTAATTCTGGCGCTTGTCTTTTCCGGATCTCTGGACGCCCACTTGCTCCGGATCCTCTGGAATAAACGCCGGGTAATATCCCAGGCCGTGGAAGGAATGAAGCAAACGAAAGGGGGCCCCACTATGGGGCCGCTGTAAACGAAGAAAGGAGCTTTAAAAATGGAAAGAATTTTCCAGATGTTTGAACGCATTGTAGTAGCAACTGAAAGAATGGCGGCGGCGGCGGAGCGAACCGCCCAGGCCGCTGTGGAGCAAACCGCCCATGTTAAAATGCAAGCGGAGGCTGTTGCTTTTGAGCGGGGGGCCGGCGTTACCGACCCGGCGCAGGTATTTGAACATATCCCCGCCGCTGCAGTCGCCCCTCCGACTCCGGCCACCCCTCCGACTCCGGCCACCCCTCCTGCAGTCGCCCCTTCGACTCCGGCCACCCCTCTGACGCCAGGGCTTGAAACCTGGAACCCTTATACGGACCAAAAAGTCATCGCCCGGTATAAGGAACCAAAAGGCTCTATCATGCGGAATGAACTTACACGCCGGGGGGTAGAGGGGACGGAAAAAATGACCGGTCAACAGCTCCACCAGCTCCTCCTCAAAATGGGGCCGGAAGGCGTCCAGGGATCCGTCCCCCCCACTCCTGCAGGCGCCCCTCCGGCGGAGACTATCACCCTTGACCACGTCCGCGGGGCCCTTTCTGAATTAATGGCCAAGAGTGAGGCCGCCAAGGCTGAAGGGCTCCGGCTCCTAAATGAGGTGGGCGGAGTGTCTCGATTAACCGACGCCACCACCGGTCAACAGCTTATCGCCCCGGACTCCGTGGCCCCGCTTTATACGGCGGTACAAAACGCCATTGGATATTTTAACCATGGCTAATAAGCACACCGACCCGAGCCCCTCTAAAATGGGGCGCCGTCTTGCTTGCCCGGGGAGCTACTGGAAGGAAAAAGGCCTTCCGGACGTCCCCGGGCCGGAGGCCCAGGAAGGAAGCGCGGCCCACTATGGCGGGGAAATATGCCTCCGCCAGGGGCATAATATTGAACAATACCGGGGGAGGAAAATAATAGAACTGCCCACCGGCTATAGTATGTTGCAGGAGGGCAGCACAAGAAAAGACGGGTGGGAGGTAAACCGGGAAATGGTGGACGCGGTCCAGGTATATCTGGACCATTGCCGGACCCGTTGGGGACATCCGGGGGTCCAGGTTTTTATAGAACATCGTTTCACGATAGCCCCGGGTGTGGAAGGATCCGCGGACCATGTGGCCGCGGTTCCCCACGCTGAGATTTATGTAGATGACCTAAAATACGGGATAGGGGTAGAGGTGGACCCAGTTTGGAACCCTCAAGGCCTTTGTTATGGTCTAGGCGCCCTCAAGTCCTCCCCTCACCCCCATACCCACGTTGTAATTGGAATTATCCAGCCCCGCCTTTTATGGGGGGAGAAAATAAAAACCTGGCCTATATCCGTTCCGGATCTGCTCAAGTGGGAAGCTGAGGTCCTGCTCCCAGGACTCCAGGCTTGCCAGGATCCGAAAGCGCCCTTGCACGCGGGGAACCATTGCCGCTTTTGCCTGGCAAAAGCGTCCTGCCCTGAAGCGAACAAGGGGGGCATGTTGGCCATTGCAAATTTGGCCGCCGTCTCCCTTGCCGATATGACCCCAGCCCAGCTTTCAAAAATACTAGACGTGGCTAAACCGGTCCGGGATCTCCTGGCCCTGGCGGAGGAGGAGGCCCGCACCCGTATAGATGGTGGGGAGGGGGTCCCCGGGTGGAAACTCGTTGAGGGCCGCGGTTCCCGCTCTTGGACTTCGGAAGCAGTAGCAGAAAAGGCGCTTGTCTCCGCTTTAGGGGACTCCGCTTTTAATCGTAAGTTAAAGACCCCGGCCCAGGCGGAGAAGGCCCTCAAAGACGCGGGTTTTTCTCCGGCGGACGTTGCGGGGCTCATTGAAAATAAAAAGGGCGGCCTCGCCCTGGTCAAAGAAGAGGACAAAAGGCGGGCCGCTCCTACTTCCGCCCAACTTGCTTTTGAAGCAACCCCGGTGGCGGACGCTTCTTTTGATATTGGATAAAGGGAACCAATGCAAAGACAAACATACATTCTTGTAAACGGTCAGATTTTACTAGTCCCGGTCTCCATGGACTGGCCTTTTTCCACACCCGTAAACCAGCGTAAAGCCCGCAAACTGGCCCGCAATAATGGCCGAAAATTTACCCGTAAACAACCCTAAACCCCTACAATCTGAGGAGCTAAAAGTGGCAAAAGTCTACAGTGATTCCGTGGTCACGTCCAAACATAGGGCGTGCTTTGTAAACCTCTTCACCCCGGAAAAGAAAGAGAATAAAGACGGGACTAAATATGACGAATATTCCGTGGTCATGCTTTTTGATAAAGCGGATCCAGACTTGTCCCGCCTCGTTGAGGCATACAACCAGGTAATGGCCCAGCTCTACGGCCAGGATCCGAACCGGTGGCCATGGTTCCGCAACCCCACTTTTCGGGATGGGGACACCGACCCCACTTATGGAAACCGGGAAAAGTATCCTGATATGGCGGGCAAGTGGGTCGTCAAGGCGTCCACCAGTACAAAGCCCGGTTTATTGGATGATCGAAAACAGCCCGTTATAACGGACGGCGTCCTTTACTCTGGAATGTT